GATAAAAACCGAAACAGACCCGTTTATGCAGAACATTCTAGATAAACGACAGCTCGGGTACAAAGTCACTGCTAACTCATTATATGGTCAATGTGGGTCACGTACATCTACATTCTATGAAAAGGATGTGGCTGCGTCAACTACTGCGACCGGAAGACAGATGATTACCTATGCGAAGCGAATGATTGAAGAAATATATGGCGACTTGGTATATGAAACCAAACTGGGACCGGTGAGATGTAGAGCAGAATATGTATATGGTGATACAGACTCGGTATTCTTTACATTCAATCTGGAACACCCAGAAACCGGAGAAAAAATAAGAGGAAAACAAGCATTAGAAATGACAATTGAAATCGCACAAGATGCGGCAAAACTATGTAGTGCCTATCTAAAACCACCTATGTCATTAGAATACGAAAAGACATTGATGCCATTCATCTTGTTATCAAAGAAGCGTTATGTAGGTATGTTATATGAAGATAATCCGAATAAAGGGTATTTGAAATATATGGGGTTATCTATCAAACGCAGAGACTCGTGTGATTATTTGAAGGACGTCTACGGCGAGATATTACATATACTGATGAAGGATAATAACGTGGAGAGTGCCATCAAGTATTTGGACTTTGCATTAAACGAACTAGTAGAAGGCAATGTCAGCATGGACAAATTGACGATTACAAAGGCTCTTCGGAGTGATTATAAGAACCCAAATCAAATAGGTCATAAGGTACTCGCAGACCGTATTGGACAACGTGACCCCGGCAATAAACCGAAACCGGGCGACCGTATGCGATTTGTATTTGTAGTAAATGACAGACCGAAAGCATTGATGGGAGATAAGATAGAGACGCCAGATTATATTACCGAGAATAAGTTACAGATTGATTATACACATTATATTACGAACCAATTGATGAAACCATTACAACAGTTATTCGGACTTGCATTGGAGCAAATCTGGACATTACAAAATAAGAAATCCGCGATTAAGACGTTTCAAAAGGAATTGGCTGTATTGGAACACGAATTTGCTGACGATTTTGAGATGTTCATGAAGAAAAAGGAGAAGGTATGTAGTGCAAAGGTAAAACTGTTATTGTTTGACAAGGTTCTCAGTAAAATATATAATAAAAAGAATAATATTCAGACACTTACCACGTTCTTTGGTAAGAAATAAACGGCTGGTTTATTGTATTATATGCAATGTATATTTTTTATTGCATATAATTTATTCGGTTGGTTCATCTTCTTCGGATACCGTTTCTGTATTACTATCTTCATATGTGGTGGTAGTTATAATGGGTATATCAAACCGGAAAACTTGATTGAGCGACAAATCTACATTATTTGCGAAATAGTTGGCTATAATACTTGAAATATTGCTAGTTAATCCGTCTAACGTTTGATCCGTGTCAACCCCACTTATATCGGGTGAATTGGCTGAAATGTCTACCCGGTTGGCTTCCAAATATTCACGTATGTCATATCTACATACCGGACATCTTACACGACTACTAAACCAATCTCGGATAGATTGTGTATTGAACATATGTCCACACGGCTTTATTCTTGTAATTATATTTCCTGGTACAAAGTCTTCTAGTGTGATCGGGCATCTAGCTGGGGTAACTTCATTTTGCACATATGTAATTGTTTCAAGTGCCATATCTAACTGCTGTTCCGTTGGTCTAACTACTACGTCCTGCATGTTCAATGGTGTATTATACATCGTGGATAACATGTCTACATTAAATAGACGCACCGGGCGTTGGGTCGTACCATTAGGCAATCCGGTGGCTACATTTCGTGCAGAAAATCTATTTTGAGAACCAATGGGTGCTTGGTGGGTATTCGTCGCCCGTGCACCTTCGGTACTACTTATATCTTGACGTAAACACCGAATTATATCTAATATCAATCGCGTATTCGCATTGTAACCGGATATCACGTCACGAAGGGCAAGTACAATCGCATAATATAAACCGTTACTATTCGTATTGGGAGGCGGTGGGGCATGAGTGTGAACCGGTTCCGGTGTAGTTCTCCTAGTATTATTTAAATATGCATTGATTAGAGTTTCTAAAATATTATCTGCAATGTACTCATTTTGTGGGGTTACGTCATTGTTCATATTATAAATATAATTATAAAAAGGTGTAAAGAATACTATCTATATACATTCATAGATTAATAATATAGTAAATGGACTTGACTAAATATTATAATAAAGGGCTCACTGGAATTGCCAATTTGGGTAACACTTGTTTCTTGAATGCATCTATGCAAGTCATTAACCATACGTATGAATTAAATGAATTCCTAGATACTCCCGCCTTTAAAAAACATGTGAATGTTGATACGGCCGATGGAAAGATGATGACTGAATGGAATGATTTACGCAAGGTTATGTGGAGTGGTAACGGTGTAGTTACTCCGCGAAAATTTGTGCATAGCGTTCGCCAAATTGCTCATAGTAAAAATCGCGACTTGTTTACGGGATTTGCACAAAATGATATGCCCGAGTTCTTATTGTTTATAATTGACTGTTTACATAATAGTTTGTCTCGCTCTGTAATTATGCGTATTTCAGGTAATGCTCTGAACAGCAGAGACGTTATGGCGACTAAATGCTATGATATGTTGAAAACGGTATATTCAAAGGAATATTCGGAAATAATGGATATGTTTTATGGAATATATGTATCCGAAATATTAACGATTGATGGGAAGTTGTCACATACAATGAAGCCCGAACATTTCTTCATGCTTGATGTACCCATTGTTAGTAACAGTGGCTTACTTCTCACCAATTTGCACGATTGCATAAACCATTATACATTACCCGAACAGATGGTCGGTGAAAATGCGTGGTTTAATGATAAGACCAATAAAAAGGAGGACGTGATGAAACGCTTATCATTTTGGAACTTCCCTAAGATTTTAGTTATTGTATTAAAACGGTTTTCCGCCGACGGACAACATAAGAATACATCGCCGATTGACTTTCCCATTCATAATCTTGACTTATCCTCTTATGTAAGAGGTTATCAGCCCCAGTCGTATATATATGACTTGTATGGCATCTGTAATCATCTCGGCGGTACTTCTGGTGGACACTATACTTCCTTTGTAAAAACGGCTGCCAATGTCTGGATACATTTTGATGATGAGCGAACGGAGGTGATTGAGAACGAAACCGCATTAATTACACCAAACGCTTATTGTTTATTTTACCGAAAAAAATAACGCGCTATAATATAAAGTAAATTAAATGGCTGATACAGTTACACCACCACCTACGGATCTTAATGCACCTGCTAGACCCCCCGCGGTTGCTCCTGCTACACCCCCCGCGGTTGCTCCTGCTACACCCCCCGCGGTTGCACCTGCTACACCGCCCCCATCGGACGCTGCTGCCCCTGCGGATACTACAACTAGCCCTATTATAGCCCTCATATTTACCAAATCTAATTTTATATTAGTTGTATGGTTCCTAATAGTATACATTTTAGCATATTTCGTTTTAGGAATGTTCTTCGGAACTAATTCCCCGGTTTCTAGCTTTCAAGCAAGTCTAGGAAAATTATTGGACTTTATGATCTTATGTGGTATTTTAGGATATGCCGTATTATACTATTACTCTGCTCCCGAGGGAAAGTTAGATACAGACATGAAAGAATTATACGAGCAGACCGTTGCCTACCTATCTAATTCTTTCTCCTTACTCACTACCGCCGCGTTTATTGTTTTATTTTACGTAGTCATCTATCTATTTAGAGTGCCGATGACAGAAGATGCAAAACCGATGTTTATTTCATTGATTGAGAACACCGCGTGGATTAGCATGTTACTCGTTGCAATTATTGCGTTCTTTAAACACGCTCTCGGTATATCCATTACCGACCTATTTGATAAATTAAACCTATTTGCTACACCGGCCGTCATTACACCAGTTGTTGCACCAGTAACAGATACAAATGAGGTGTTTAATATATCCAATAATTTATATACATATCAGGACGCTCAGGCTATATGCAGCACATTTGATGCCAAATTAGCGACATATGACCAAATAGAAACCGCATATAATAATGGTGCAGAATGGTGCGCATACGGTTGGTCAGAAGACCAAATGGCTTACTTCCCTACACAAAAAGCTACTTGGAGCAAACTTCAAGATGATCCAAAGAAGAAAAATAATTGCGGCAGACCAGGGGTGAACGGCGGCTATATTGCAAATCCATATATTAAATTCGGTGTAAACTGTTATGGCAAGAAACCAAAGCCGACCGATGACGATATGAACCGATTAGATGCAAAACAAACCCAGGTTTACCCTGCCAGTAAAACCGATAAGAAATTGAGTGAAAAGGTCCAATACTGGAAGGATAATGCAGATAAGTTCCTACATTTAAGTTCCTATAATAATAATAAATGGTCACGATATTAGATCCCACCACCCTCCGATTTGTTTGATAACAACTTACTATGCTTGATATCAAATGCTCCTCCCCCGCATTACTGTATTAAATGTGAAAATACCCCTACAACATCATATGACGTATCTTTCAAAGATAATACCAATGCCGTTACAACAATGATGTTCGCGATTACACTATTCATATCCTCAATTTCACTGTTCTCTGCCTTTGTATTACATATTATATCAAACCATTCCGGACCATAATTATTTACTCCGTTCTCAGTGTGATGTTGCGCGTGCACTGCATGGCTAAGTATATGATAATTGATTAAATGGTATGTTGTAAATATTATGGCCCACGCCAAAATAACGTAATGGTTTGCTAACTGTATGCCGACGTAGTTCTCCAAAACCATTATTATGGGTATCCATAACAGTCCTCCTATAATCGTCAAGTTCACGAATATTTCAAATATTTCGGTACTTATATAATCTTTGTATTCTGGCATATGATGTATGGCGTGTATCTTTCCAAGGATTGTATTCTCGTATTTATGCATAAACCAATGCACTGCATATGTCCAAACCGATATTCCAAAATAAGTTAATATTGTGCGAAACATATTGTCGCCTGTAATATAATTTATTGTTATGCCACCTAATATGATTGCTGTAAATAACATATAGTTTACATTTGTCATTTTTATCATATTATTATATAGACCATCTTGGTGAGAATATAGCTCGGAATACTTTAAATTGTCTGTCATTTCTATACTATTGTTGTATTTTTATTCTGATAAATACGTAAAAAAACAATGTTTCAGTAGTAACAAGAATATCTTGGCGTTGGTTGTCACTATCGCCATGAATAGCCATTGGATTGTAATATTCCCACGTTGATTGCTGTTATAATTAACTTGTGTATTTGCACTTACTGTATCTATCATCGTTCCGCCTAAACATTTGTCTTCTATGAGTGTGAGTGGACAGTCGTTAAATATGATATTAATCGTCAAAATGGAATATAAGAACAGGCTTACCATGACTAATATTGACAAGTCAGACGATAATAATGTAATCACTATTGGCGATACAAACATTATCCAATGCATTGTTATCATTGATAGCAATATTCTGTTGTCATATACAGTTTGGGCTATTTCTTCTATGGAATGGTTTAATAGTTTTGGTATTATATCCATTGTGTTATAATATCAAGATGTAATTTATTTTTATTACGAACGACTACGAGTTACTTTGCTGGGTTTTTTTATTTGTAAACGTTTCTTTGTATGTGCATTCGTATTACGCGAGAACGTTACTGTGTCCATTAAATGTGAGAATACATCGTCGGGTATAACACCTATGTTCTCAATACGCTCGCTATGTATTTTTTTGTTATAATGGGGATAGTTGTCTACATGTAGATTATCTAATAC